GTGGGTACGTATTATCTACTAAAGACAATAGGAAAACAAAATGAATTTAATTACACTACAGGATGAGATAGCTAATGACGAAGGTGTTAAGTATGAAACCTATAGATGTTCACTAGGACATTTAACCGGAGGGATAGGACATCTTATAACTGAATGGGATGAAGATATGTATTCAGGACCTGTAGGAACTAAAATACCTCACGAACAAGTTGACAAATGGTTTAATATGGATATAACTAGAACAATAGAAGATTGTAAAATTATATTTACTACATTTGACAGTCTACCACAAGATGCACAATTAGTAATAGCTAATATGTGTTTTCAATTAGGTAGACCAAGACTATCTAAGTTTAAAAAGTTTATTGCCGCAGTCAATGATGAGAATTGGATGTTAGCAGGAGAAGAAATGCAAGACAGTAGATGGTATAAACAAACAACTAACAGAGCCGATAGGCTCATTGAGCGTATACAACTAATAGGAGTACCAGTATAATGCCAAACATTACGCTAAAAGAATTTAGAGCTTTTACAGACAAACCTAAAGGTTTAACAACAAAGGAGTTTAACGCTTTTACTAAAAATGCTTATGAAGAAAAGTATGGCAAAAAGAAAATGGCATATGGTGGCATGTCTACTAAAAAAACCAAAATGATGGGTGGTGGTATGGGTACTAAAAAGAAAATGGGTTCTACAGATTACCGTTCTGGTGGAATGGTTCTTTCTTCTAGTAAAAATGGAAAGGCTGTATAATGTCTCTTTCAGATAGAAAAATGGCAGCCAGTATAAAAAAAATGTATCCTAGTTTAACTAAGACACAAATAAATAGCTACATTAAGGCTACAAAGAAAAAACCTACTGTCTCAGTTAGTATTTCTATTGCCGGAAAAACCCCTACGAAAAAAGTAAAAAGGAAGAAAGCATAACAATGGCAAAAGAATTAACTGAAAAACAACAGAAGTTTTTAGATGTACTGTTTGATGAGGCAAATGGGGATGTTGTGCAAGCAAAAGTACTTGCAGGGTATGCACCTACTAGTTCTACCTCAGATATCGTCAGAGGGATCAAGGATGAGGTTCTAGAGGCTACTCAGATGTACATGGCACGTAATGCTCCTAGAGCTGCTGTCGCAATGGTTAGTGGAATCAATGATCCTACTGAATTAGGTCTTAGAGAAAAGATGACTGCAGCAAAAGAATTACTAGACCGTACTGGTTTAGTTAAGACTGAGAAGATGCAAGTTGAAACTACTGGTGGTGTTATGCTTATGCCAGTAAAGAATACTTCAATGGAAGAAGATGAAGATTAATTATAATGAACACAAGAAGTATAGGAAATTGGGAATTACCCCAACCAACAGATTTAAAAGAAGATAATGAGTGGATAAAGATACCACGAATAGCTAGAACTGTACCGTTTGGTTACAGACAAAACAAAGATGACCCCGACATTCTTGATCCTATAACAAACGAATTAGATAAGTTAGATATGGCACGAGACTATGTAAAGCAGTATTCGTACCGTCAGGTAGCAGCGTGGCTCAGTAAACAAACTGACCGATACATATCACACGTAGGACTAAGGAAACGATTACAAAATGAAAGACAACGTAAGAACCAAGCTAGAAGCATCCTTAAGTGGGCAGAGTATGCAGAAAAGGCGATCCTCAAAGCGAAAGAAATTGAGCAAGAAAGAACCGGTGCAACAAAACAAGTCAGTGCAGTCTAACGTAGAAGTTGTTACTGACTTAGAAGTTATACCAATAGAACAAAAGCACAATATCGTATTTAAACCTAATGAAGGACCTCAAACAGAGTTTCTTGCAGCAGGTGAAAGAGAAGTTCTATATGGTGGTTCAGCAGGAGGTGGTAAATCATATGCCATGCTTGCAGACCCATTAAGATATATGACACATCCATCTTTTAGTGGATTGTTATTGAGACACACAACTGAAGAACTAAGAGAACTGATTTTTAAATCACAGGAAATATATCCTAAGATTATTCCGGGAATTAAATGGTCAGAGAGAAAAATGCAATGGGTTGCACCGTCAGGTGCTAGGTTGTGGATGTCTTATCTAGATAGAGATGATGACGTATTAAGATATCAGGGTTTAGCTTTTACGTGGATAGGCTTTGATGAGTTAACACAATGGTCAACACCGTATGCTTGGAATTATATGAGATCACGTTTAAGGTCGGTAGCACAAGATTTACCAATCTTTATGAGAGCAACCACAAATCCCGGAGGAAGAGGTCATCACTGGGTTAAGAAAATGTTTATTGACCCATCACCATACGGAAGATCATTTGATGCAACAGATATTGAGACAACAGAAGTACTTAAATACCCAGCAGGACATAAGAAAGCTGGAAAGGCTTTATTTAAACGGAGGTTTATCCCAGCAAGATTATCGGATAATCCTTACCTTTCTGAGCACGGAGACTACGAGGCGATGTTGCTTTCACTACCCGAACAGCAACGAAGACAACTTCTTGACGGAGATTGGGATATCAAAGAAGGTGCAGCCTTTACTGAGTTTGATAGGGGTATCCATGTTGTTGAGCCTTTTCGTATACCTAATAATTGGGTTAAGTTTAGAGCTTGCGATTACGGTTATGGCAGTAAGTCTGGTGTCCTTTGGTTTGCTGTATCGCCATCTGAACAACTCATTGTCTACAGAGAGCTTTACGTGGGAAAAGTCCTTGCCACAGATTTGGCAGATATGATATTAGAATTAGAATCTGAAGATGGTGGCATGAGATATGGAGTATTAGATAGCTCCTTATGGCACAAACGTGGAGACACTGGACCATCTCTAGCAGAACAGATGATTATGAGAGGCTGTCGTTGGAGACCTTCAGATAGAAGTAAAGGCAGTCGTGTATCAGGAAAGAATGAAATACACAGACGTTTGCAAGTAGATGAATACACAGAAGAACCTAGATTAATTTTCTTTAACAACTGTGTTAATACAACATCTCAATTACCTGCTATTCCACTAGACAAAAAGAATCCAGAGGATATAGACACACATTCGGAAGATCACTTGTATGATGCGTTAAGGTATGGTATAATGTCAAGACCTAGATTTAGTTTGTTTGATTATGACCCAAGAGGTGTACCTACAAATTCTATGCCTATGGCAGATTCAACATTTGGATATTAAGGATAAAATATGGCTGAAGAAAATGATATAATTATGGAAAGTGAAGTTATTGCGTTAGAAGATTCTGACGATACAGTAATTACTGATGCAAACACAACTAATATAATACCGTTTATTATGGAACGATATCATCGTGCTGATGATTACCGTGAGCAAGATGAACAAAGATGGTTGAGAGCATATCGTAACTATAGAGGTTTATATGGTTCAGATGTACAATTCACAGAAGCTGAGAAATCTAGAGTATTCATAAAAGTTACAAAGACAAAGACATTAGCAGCGTATGGACAAATAGTAGATGTATTATTTGCTAACAATAAATTTCCATTAAGCGTTGACCCAACCGAGTTACCAGAAGGAGTAGTAAAAGATGTTAGTTTTGATCCTAAAGAACCTGAAGAATTGCGTGGAAGCACTAATTTATCATCCTCTCCTTATGGGTTTAAAGGTGATGGTAAAGACCTTCCTAAAGGAGCAACTGCCAAAACTTTGGAAGAGCTTCTTGGTCCTATGCAAGAAAAGCTTAAAGATGTTGAAGGACTTAAAGGCGAAGTTGGCAAAACTCCTACAGCGATAACATTTAGTCCTGCTCTCATAGCAGCTAAAAGCATGGAAAAGAAAATACACGATCAGTTAGAAGAATCAGGTGCAAGTAAACATTTAAGAAGTACAGCATTTGAAATGGCTCTATTTGGTACAGGTGTAATGAAAGGTCCTTTTGCTATAGATAAAGAATATCCTAATTGGGATGAAGAAGGCAACTATGATCCTACTATTAAAACTGTTCCACAAGTATCACATGTTTCAGTATGGAACTTTTACCCTGATCCTGATGCAAACAATATGGATGAAGCTCAATATGTAATAGAACGACATAAAATGTCAAGATCACAATTAAGAGCTTTAAAGAAGAGACCACACTTTCGTTCACAAGTTATTGAAGATGCTATATCTGAAGGTGAAAATTATACTAAAGAATCATGGGAAGATGACTTATCTGATTATGCACCTGAACACGGTATTGAAAGATATGAAGTCTTAGAGTATTGGGGTATCTGTGATGTTGAGATGCTTGAAGAACAAAATATAGAAATACCAAAAGAATTAAAATCATTAGATGAAATACAAATAAATGCATGGGTATGTAATAACAAGTTAATAAGAATGGTTATTAATCCATTTAAACCTGCTACTATACCTTATATGGCATCACCATATGAGTTAAACCCATATTCATTCTTTGGTGTAGGTATAGCTGAGAACATGGATGATACTCAAACCTTAATGAATGGTTTTATGAGAATGTCTGTAGACAACGCTGTGCTATCAGGAAACTTACTTATAGAAGTAGATGAAACTAACTTAGTTCCCGGTCAAGACCTTTCTGTCTATCCGGGCAAAGTCTTTAGAAGACAAGGTGGTGCTCCGGGTCAAGCTATATTTGGAACTAAATTTCCTAATGTCTCACAAGAGAATTTACAGTTATTTGATAAGGCTAGACAACTAGCTGATGAAAGCACAGGCTTACCTTCTTTCTCTCATGGACAAACAGGTGTCTCAGGAGTGGGTAGAACTGCTTCAGGTATATCAATGCTAATGAACGCAGCAAG